CAAACACGTCCAATCACTACCTACGACAACACCTGGGCGGGAGTTAAGGCTGCTGCAAAGGATGCTGGAGCTAAGTATCCAGAAGTTGTTGCTGCTCAATGGGCACTAGAGAGCGGATTTGGGAAGCATTTCTCTGGTAAATGGAACGCATTTGGCATCAAAGGTTTTGACGGTCAAGGCACACTTAAACGTACCACTGAGTTTGTTGGTGGCATGGAGATCAAGACTGATGCTTGGTTCAAAGACTTTGACAGCTTGCACTCTTGTGTAAAGGAACTTGTCACTAAGTGGTACAAGGATTACAACGGCTATAAAGGCGTCAATCGTGCTTCATCTGCAGAAGATTGTGCCCGTCTGCTTGTTGTTGAAAAGTATGCCACTGATCCCGCTTATGCGGACAAACTAATACGTATTTTGCGGGAACATGATTGAAGCAGCCGTATCTGCTGCCATTGCCGCAATCACTGCAATGGTAGCCCTTACAACACGTCTTAATAATAAGATCGTGGAAGTCGATTCGCGAATTGACAAAGTAGAACTGCGTGTAGCTGAGCACTACGTGCAGAAACAAGAACTCTCCTCAGCACTTCAAAAGATGGAGGATCACATGATCCGCATCGAGAATAAGCTGGATCAAATTGTTTTGAGAAATGGCTAAGAAAGTAAAGGCCACAGAGGATACCTTTAACGAACTCCATAACCTTGTCACTGCAGAACTCATCAGCCGTATTAAATCTGGTGAGGCATCCACTGCAGATCTAAAGGCAGCTTGTGATTGGCTTGCTAAGAATGACATTACTGGAGTTGCAATGGAAGGTTCCCCTCTAGATCAACTCGTCAACATCCTCCCCAAAGTTGATCCTGAATTAGTACGGAGTCGAATGAATGGCACGCGACTGGAAAAAAGAGTATAGAGACCGTGCTGAATATCTAAAGTCATACCGTCGTGCTCATAAGAAACAAGATGCAGCACGAGCAAGAGCACGTCGATCAATGGGTTCTATTCCTAGTGGTTATGAAGTAGACCACAAAGATAGTAATCCAATGAATAATTCACGTGACAACTTAAAGATTGTTCCCCGCAAGACCAACCGTGCAAAGGGAGCGCGTAAGACAAACGCTAAACGGTAATGACCCCACTACTTCCCTCGCCTGATCACTATCTCCAAAACCTAATAACCATGACAAGCCCTGAAGCTAAGCGTCTGTGGAGACGCGCTATCAAAGAGCACTTCAACTGTCAATGTGTTTACTGTGGAGAAACTTATGACGCTAATGAACTTACTCTCGATCATGTTCGGCCTAAAGCATACGGAGGATCTGACCTTACATCCAATCTTGTGCCCAGTTGTAGATCGTGTAATCAGGCAAAGGGAAGTCAAAACTGGCTCCAATGGATGAGAGCCACCTTCGGTGAAAACCCGAATAAAGAACAGCTTATTCTCTCTTGGATTAACTAATTATGCCTGCTAAGAAGAAACCCACCATGCTGCAGCGCCAACGTGCGCTACGTAAGCAACAACAGCAAACTAAACAACAATCTCAGCGCCAGCTTCCCCCTGGTAACAAGGGTGGTTCTGTTGATAAACCTAAGGCTTCAAAATCTGCACCTCCCCGTTCTAACCAGCCTGTAGAGCGGGTTCGTGTTCGTGACCTTGGTAGCACCAAGCCAAAGCCAATGTCTGGTGGCACACCCCGTGCCCTTCCTCCTGGTAACCAAGGCGGTCAACTTGCCCGTGTTGCCCGTACTGCAGCTACTACGGCCGGTAAGGTTGGTGCCGCTGGAAAAGTCCTTCCTGTTGCAGGATCTCTTCTGACCGCTGCTGGCGAAGTACGCGCAATGGCAGATCGTCAAAAGCGGTGGGATGACTACAAGAAGCGTACCGGCCTCGACAAGAAAACAGAAGCTCAAACGGGTGGTTCTCGTCGTGGGGCTGCTGCAGGTACACGTGCTAAACCCACCTCTGCTCTGCAAGGTCGTGTTGGCAACGCCAATGTCAACGATCTCCGTCGTGGTCAAGAAGAAGCTCGTAAGGCTCAACTAGAGCGTGCTAACCGTGGTCAACGCAGTACCACTCAATCCGGGGGTGGTTCCACTCAATCTCGGGGTGGTGGTGGTGGATCTTCTCGTCCTGCAGCACCACGTCCTCAGTCTGGTCCTGCCTCCAACGCCGGAATGAAGAACCAGGATCCCAAGTACCGTGGCAATCTCTTTGAAAAGACCTTCGGCTACAAAAAGGGTGAAGCTCCTGACCAACAGAAGTCTCGTTTCAAGAGTGTCTCTAATAAATTTGGTCAAGACTCCGGCTACGAGCCTAAGAACAAAGTTGATGGCAGCAAGTATGCCGACAAAAAACCTGACATGAAGAAGGTCAAAGAATACGACCGTCTTCGTCGTAAGTACTACGACTGATCCATAGCACTCGCTGAGAGGGCTCTACAAGCGTCTGTAGGGCCTCTCTTTTCTTATTTAGGTACAATCTACCGTGAACGATATTTTAGAGGCTTTACGGGGCGATTTCAAGCTCTTTCTTCAAGCGTTGTGGCAACAACTAGATCTGCCTTCTCCGACAAGAGCGCAGTATGCCATTGCTGACTACCTCCAACTAGGTCCTAAACGATTACAGATCCAAGCTTTTCGTGGAGTCGGTAAGAGCTGGATTACTGGTGCCTTCGTTCTGTGGACACTGTTTAATAACCCAGAAAAGAAGATCATGATCATCTCCGCTTCCAAAGAGCGTGCAGATAACATGTCAATTTTCCTTCAGAAGCTGATCATTGAAACACCGTGGCTAAGCCATCTAAGACCGAAGTCGGATGATGCCCGGTGGTCTCGTATCAGCTTTGATGTCAACTGCTCCCCTCACCAAGCACCATCCGTTAAGTCAGTGGGTATCACGGGTCAGCTCACAGGTTCTCGTGCTGACCTGATGATTCTTGATGACATCGAAGTACCTGGTAACTCGATGACCGAGATGATGCGAGAGAAGCTCCTTCAGCTTTGTACAGAAGCGGAGTCCATCCTCACACCCAAGAAGGACAGCCGCATTATGTACCTAGGGACACCTCAAACCACCTTCACCATCTACCGCAAGCTAGCAGAACGTAACTATCGTCCATTTGTGTGGCCATCTAGATACCCAAGAAAGGATAAACTTTCTCAGTATGAAGGGCTCCTTGCACCACAGATCGTAGAAGACATCGAGATGGGTGCTGAAGAGTGGACACCCACTGATCCTGATCGTTTCCAATCGGATGACCTGTTGGAACGTGAAGCAGCTATGGGTCGTAGCAACTTCATGTTGCAGTTCATGCTGGATACCACCCTCAGTGACGCTGAGAAGTTTCCACTTAAGTTTAGTGATCTGATTATTACCTCAGTCAACCCTAAACAAGCACCCGATGCTGTGGTGTGGTGTTCTGATCCAAGGAATGTTCTCAAAGATCTCCCCACCGTTGGATTGCCTGGTGATTACTTCTATTCGCCCATGCAACTACAAGGTGAATGGTCTGACTACACCGAAACAATCTGCTCCGTAGACCCGTCTGGTCGTGGTAGTGACGAAACCGCTGCAACCTATATCTCTCAAAAGAATGGCTTTCTCTACGTTCACGAAGTACGAGCGTATCGCGACGGTTATAGCGACAATACACTTCTTGACATCCTTCGTGGGTGTAAGCGGTACAATGTTTCTAAACTCCTTATCGAAACAAACTTCGGAGACGGTATCGTCGCAGAATTGTTCAAAAAACATCTCCAACAAACAAAACAACCCATAGACGTAGAAGAGGTCAGAGCCAATGTCCGTAAGGAAGACAGAATCATTGATGCTCTAGAACCCGTCATGAACCAACACCGGCTCATTATGGACCGTGGGGTGGTGGAGTGGGACTACAGCTCCAATAAAGACGCACCACCAGAAGAACGACTCCTGTACATGCTCTTCTACCAGATGTCACGCATGTGTCGGGAAAAAGGTGCCGTTAAACATGATGACCGTCTTGACTCCCTAGCTCAGGGAGTGAAGTACTTCACAGATGCCATGTCTATCAGCGCCTACGAGGCCGTTAAAGCCCGTAGACAGGAAGATTGGCAGGATCTCCTGGAAACCTTCCTAGACGACCCTCAGAGCGCCACAGATCACCTCGTCTTTGGGATGAGTCTGGACCAGCGAAAGGCTGCTAGAGGGGGCGGTAAACGAGGCTCTATTCCCACCTGGGTCTCATAATAAGACACCAGTAATAGTAATGCAAGTGGACCGATGACTCATTAAAACGGGGGAAGGGGGAGACGTGTCTCACGAGACGTGATCCCCATCTCCCCCTCTATCAATGTCCCTGGGAATGGACATTCTGTGAGTACTGAACTCAAACTGACACAAAAGACACAATTAGTTGTAGTAGTTATTATCCTCAGTGAAGGAAGAGGACGAAGTCCGATGACTGAACGGGTGATTGGATAATTCTTTACTACTCAATTGAAGTTCTTTCTTGGGGGTTAGAGGAGACTGAATCTAGATCATCTGAATGGCCTCTTGATTGGCCATCTGAATGATACAGGATTCATTTCTCTCATTAAAAATCCTAGTAACTACAACTTATTAACAACCCAACTAATGCACTCAGCAAAGCAACGTCCTACTACATTTCATTCCGTAGAACTTGTCCACATCACACCAGAAGCAGAGAACCTCATTAGCTACATGGCTAGGGTCTCTAATCCATCTAATCAATCAAACACTGAGACCAGTGCTAAACTAATTAAATACCTCATTGATCATCAACATTGGTCTCCCTTTGAGATGGTCAACATGTGTGTAGAGATCAACACCACTAGATCCATAGCAGCTCAGATCCTGAGGCATCGTAGTTTTTCCTTTCAGGAGTTCAGTCAACGGTATGCAGATGTAACCACTATTGGCACTCCAATCATTCCATCTCTACGTAGGCAGGACTTCAAGAACAGACAAAACAGCATTGATGATCTAGATACAACAAAGAAACAACAGTTCCTTCGTCGTATTCAACAACACTTTGCAGAAGCTGAAGATCTCTATCGTGAGATGGTGTCTTCTGGTGTTGCTAAAGAGTGTGCAAGAGAAGTGTTGCCTTTAGCTGCTCCTTCTAGATTGTACATGAATGGAACTATTAGGTCTTGGTTGCATTATTGTGACCTAAGAACTGCTAATGGTACTCAACGAGAACATGCAATTATTGCGGCACAAGTGCAAGATTTGTTGTATCAGCATCTTCCTAATGTTTGTGAGGCTATGTGGAACAAGGAGTAGTCGCTTTTACCTCTATGTCTAAATACGACTGGCTAGAACCGCTTGACCGCCGCATCAATCAGGTGCGTGAAGAAACAGAAAATATTAAACGGGAAACTGCTGCCTTGGCCGCTCTTCATCGTCTTTACATCGAAAATGCCGATGGCATGAAGCGTCTTGCTGACCAGTAGTCACCTTCACTTATGTCGTGCATCAACTTAAGTTAAACGAGTTCAAAGCTCTCTATAAGGCATGGAAGACTAAGATACCGTGGGTAGATCACCTACTTCTTGGTCTTTTGGTTTGGGTAGAAGAGAAGCTGATTGACAATCGAGTTAGGGTTGAGGTCGATGAAGCGATTAAGGAGTATCAATCGCTTCAAGATCCTTTGCCTGATTGTGTCACTCCGGTTTATACGGAGACTTCATCAGAGGCCTCTACAAGGCTCCCTGAGATGCGTCTAACTGCTCCTTGGTATACTGACACCAAAGAGTGAAAATAAGGCCCTTCTAGGTCATTCTAGAGGGGTCTTAGATTTATACCATAAATTTTCTAAGTCAATACGCTAGGGCAGGGGCGCAGCTTTACCCCCATGACCCCTCTTTCTCCAGGATTTGAGCGTTGTTAGATCACCAATCTACCCTCAGAGTGTTCGTGGTGATACAGTACTGAGCAATTATACCTTATTGAGAATGGTGAGAACCGTTGCGCTGCAAGGGATCTCAGCCTCTCAATCTCATGTGATCTGTAGGCCGAACAGCTTTTGCTGTGTGAACTAATGTGAACAGGGATTGCCAAGGGCATGCTGTGCTGTATTGTTTGATCAAGCGAGCACACCACTGCCTCGCTTCAACCAATGCCCTTACCACTTACAAGCACCATGTTTTACGTCTGCCGCATGACCGACTCCTTCCAATGGGAAGGCCTGCGCTCCACTACTGACGAAGACTACGCCGATCAACTGGCGGAGTTCTACTCCAATCAATACCCACACGCTCACATCGACGTGCTGACCCACGATGAATTCAAGGGCGGCCCTGATAAGTGGGCAGCTATGGCGATCAACTAATCACACGGACGCACACCAACACCATGAACACCAAACACCGCAAGCCCAGCTCTCACCTTTATCTCTGGCTCGAGACTGGCGCGTTCTTCTTCTTCTCTGTTGCCATCTCATCGCTCACTATTCTTGGTGGGCTTGGCATCAATCCGTTTGACTCAAACAATGCCCTTAGCAATACCACGGAGGTTCGCTGAAATGTCGACTCACGAGATCACTGTAGCTGACTGTTCTTGGCCTGACATTAACTTTGAATCACCCGAACAGGCTTTTAAGTTTGCAGCAAAGCTAGAAAAGAGGATGGAGGATCCCAGTATCAGTGAAGAAGAAAAGAAGCGGATCGATGACTGTTTAGATGATCTCTTTTCTCTCCTGTTTGATTCTTCCTTTTAATGTCTTTTCTGATTCCATTACCTGCCATCATCGCCCTTCTCATTGCCCTACATCTTAAGCAACGATGAACCACCCCTATTTGTTCCCTGACGAAGCACCCTGGACTGAAGAATACAGAGACAAGATGGAAACAATCAACCGGGGCCGTGGTTTCCCGGATGCTTTTGAAGACGAAGAAGAATTCCTAGACGCACTTTATGGGGTTGTTTGATTTACCCCGAATAATGCCCTAAACACTTCACCAAACATTCAAGCACCATGGCACACTGGTATCACCTGACTAAGAAGTCCAGCAACGCTAAGACTGGCCCTATCGCAGTCAGTACAACATCACGTGATAGTTGCCCTGCAACATGCCCGTTAAAGGGTAATGGTTGTTATGCTGAATCAGGGCCGTTAAGATTACATTGGGACAAGGTCTCTGATGGTCCCTGGGCTGAGAAGCCACGTGGTAATGATCTCGAGACCTTTGTTCGTGAGCTAAAATCTCTGCCTGAGGGAACATGTTTCAGGCACAATCAAGCGGGAGACTTACCGCACTTCAATGGTTCAATCAATGCCCACGCTCTAGGGCTGATTGCAAATACTTGCGCGGAACGTAAGTTAATCGCTTGGACTTACACTCACCACGATACTGAACACTACGGAAACCGAGAACTTATCAAGCACGCCCCAAAGATGGGAATGACTGTTAATGCATCAGCACACAGCCAGTCACACGCTGCAGAGTTGTACAAGAAAGGTATACCTAGCGTGTGCATTGTTCCTAAGAATGAATCACGCAAGACGTGGGAGCATGATGGCGTCAAATTCTTAGTTTGTCCTGCACAATGGAGTGATAAGAACTGCGCAGAATGTAAGCTATGTTCAGTGGCTGAAAGGTCCTGCGTTGTTGCATTTAAAGCACACGGCACACAAGCTAAGAAAGTAGAGAGCACAATCGCATGATGCTAGGATCACCCTACAACTAAAGACGGCAGCACTCCGGCCATCGCGGATGCAGCCAGGCTAATGGCCCTGGGGGTTCTTCCCCTGGGGCCTTTTTTTGTGCCAACACGCGGGAGGGACGTTACGACATAACAAGGACGCACCTAGCTTTCATGGACGCACGCAAGTACAAGCGCACTACCACCCAACGGCTCACAGTGGTGTTGAGCGGGGTGGTTTTTCAGCGTGTTGAGGAACGCTCTCACATGGAGGGACGCAGCATGAGCAACCTTGC